ATGGCACTTACAGATATACAAATCAAACGAGCAAAGCCCCAAGACAAGCCATACACATTGAACGACGGGCAAGGCCTGTCATTGCTTATCAATCCCGATGGATCGAAGGGCTGGCGTTTCCGTTTCCGCTTTGCCGGAAAAGCGCGGTTAATGTCATTTGGTAGCTACGACCTTGTGAGCCTAGCTGAAGCACGTGAGAAGCGTGAGACCGCTCGTAAGCAAGTTGCCAATGGCATTGACCCGGTTGAGGAACGCAAAGCCCAGAAACTGGCTCAGCAACTCTCCACTGAAAACTCATTCGAAGCTATATGTCGAGAATGGCATACCAACAAAGCTGACCGCTGGACAGTGGCCTATCGCGAAGAAATCATTAAGACATTTGAACAAGATGTGTTCCCGTTCATTGGTAAACGCCCTATCAGTGAAATCAAACCGTTAGAACTGCTTGAAGTATTGCGACGAATAGAGAAGCGTGGGGCACTTGAGAAAACACGTAAGGTGCGTCAGAGGTGCGGTGAGGTTTATCGCTACGCAATCATAACTGGCCGCGCGGAATACAATCCTGCGCCTGATTTGGCTATCGCTTTAGCCGTTCCGAAGCAAAAACATCATCCATTTCTATCTGCCGAAGAATTGCCTCATTTTATTCGGGATCTCGAAGCGTATACCGGTAGCATCATCACCAAAAATGCTACGAAGATAGTCATGCTGACTGGTGTAAGAACACAGGAGATGCGCTTTGCTACGTGGGAAGAAGTAGACCTCGAAAAAGGTATATGGGAGATACCAGCAGAACGTATGAAAATGCGTAGGCCTCACATTGTTCCTTTATCTACTCAGGTAGTTGACCTTTTTAAACAGCTTAAACCTATTACCGGCCAATACCCTTACATCTTTATTGGCAGGAACAACCGCAGCAAGCCGATCTCAAAAGAAAGCGTATCGCAAGTGATTGAGTTACTTGGTTACAAAGGACGTGCTACCGGTCACGGTTTTAGGCATACAATGTCGACAATTCTGCACGAGCAAGGGTTTGATAGCTCATGGATTGAAATGCAATTGGCGCATGTAGATAAAAATACTATTCGTGGAACATATAACCATGCGCAGTATTTAGAAAAAAGAAGCTCTATGATGCAATGGTACAGTGATAATATTTATTCAAACAAGGAGTTCACATGGCGAAAATAACAAGCATGATTAACTGGAAGGGTGGTTTAGGGGGCGACAAGGGTTAATTATTATAAAAAATAACTTAATACACCATCACCGTTTGATTATACTATACGCTAAAATACATAAACTCTGCAAAATAAGTAATAACTGATTCAACTAGATGTCCGAGTTTTATAATAAAAATAGCCAAATGCCGCATAAGCGGCATTTTTAATAACGCAGTGTAAATTGATTAAATTTTCTCAGATATAGCCTTACAAATACTTGCGTTTTTAAATAAAGTAGCAAGGAATTTATCTTTGTAGTTCTCTTCAATTTCTAACATTAACTTCTCAAGCATACATGCTGTGCTTTTCTGCCAGTCAATTGTATTAATATCAAAATCAAAGTTATTTGCAATTTTATGGATTGCCAGTGTTCTAAAAACTAGAAATGCTAACATTCTATTACCATGAACAAGAACTCCATATTCCTTACCCGATTTTTTAGGTAGATTTGCAATCATTGAACCAATAATTTCATCTATTTTTCGCAAGGCGAAAACAGTATTCCGCAAATAAATCCCATTAGTTTGTGGGTTGAAAATAGTTTTATATGGTGCTTTCTTAAGATTGTCATAAAAACGACCAATTTCTCTTTTTGCCTGAACTGCCAGCCCAACTTGCGTAGATGCGCAAGCCAATGCAATGGTCGCCTCAGATAAATCAATTATGGCGGTAGAAGTTTTAACGTTCTCACTCCTGACTATATTATACTCAATACCTTCCAGTGACAGTTCTTTTTTCAACCGTATTTGTTCGTCATCTAAGGAGACAAAGTCTCTACTCTCGATCCTATTTTGACGGTTGTTGGTTTTTGTCACACTAGCACCAAAGTCCTCAGGCGCTCCTTCTAGTGAAATTAACCGGATAGGTAAACGTAATTTATTAAGGTTCGCCCCGCCATCCTGCGCATATTTACCAATTACGCTTACAGTTTGTGCACCATTAACAATACTAATATTATTCGCTTTAAACGAACCAATATCTCTACTATTTCCACCGACCATTGATTTCTTTATGGATTCGGCAACAATTGTCACACCGTTATTGTAATACCAAAAATTCTCAGGTTGTTCTTCAATTGTTCTCTTAACTTCATCATTTACTTCAGTGGCACCTAACATTTGTCTAATATTTTTGGCAAATAGTCTTTTCCCTTTTTTCACCCACCAATTTGCAACTTCTTCGCCAGCTACAATCCCGAAGAAACCTTGATGTGGTTCTTCAATTTTTCCCCATTGCGAGAGACCAATCTCAAGATCGATTGGTTCACCATCCATACCAGATGCAAGCCCACTATGTATTATCGCCTGATTTAGATGGTGGAAACTAACAACATCCTCACTAGTACCATCACCAGCATCATTTAACTCATTAAGTATTGAGTCCATTACTTGCTGGTTATGTTTACTTAGAGTATTTGAACCAGTATGAATTAAAACAAGATCGAACTTCGTATCAAATTCACCTAAAGCAGTTTCAATCATCTGCTTTTTAAGATTAACTTTATTGTTAAATTTATCAAGTTCAAGATTAATGAGATCCAATACACCATCTTTAAATTTTCTTAAATCACCGTTATCAGGCTCTCCAGTTCCATCTTTTTTCCATTTAGATTGAACAATGATCATTCTTTTACTTGATGGAGAATAATGAATTGCATCAATACCATTATCATCGGCACCATCAACAACTGCTGACGCAGCTTCATCTATCGATGTATCTCCAATACAATAAACGGCGTAGGCAGAAAGACAACGGGTTAATATTTTAGTTTGTATTTCTTTATCTATAGGATTGAGATCGCTGCTATCAATTTTATCAGCGAATAACGCATTAATTTTGCTTCCAATTTGATTTACGTGAATAATGCTCATTTTTTATTTATCCTTTAAGAGGAGCACTGAGAGGGGTTAAAATTTTCATACCTTTTTCTACGCGTTTTTGGCCGTTGAATCAATTACTTTAGTCAGTTCTGGCGCGCAATGCTCTCCCCGCCACGCCTGCCCGCTTCCTGGGGCGCTTTTAATGCAGGTGCATGAAGTGGCTCAGGCCGCGCCAGTACTGGTGCGGCGGGGTGTGGAAAATTCAGGTTTTTGCATGCAAAGCCATGCAGCGTAGGCATGCATGGCTATTTTTATTAAAAAGACGGGTATTTTCGGGGCGTTTTATGCGGATTTTTTGCGGGTCTGCGCGGCCTGTCGGCGCATGAAAATCTGACTCTGTTCAGGCGTATATTTTGCCCGGTTGTCGTCTCTCGATGCTCTGTCAGGCCGGAAACCGATGGTTGTCAGAATGTCGCAATCTTCCTCTGCGTAATCAATATTTCCTCCGCGGGTTACATGAACGGACAGCGCTTCGCGAACACTGGCGGCCGCCCGGTCGAGAGCACGTTCTCTGACAATGTCCGGTTGTTCGCTGAGATGCAGTAATTCCGGTGCCAGTGCGGCGGCCAGCGCGTCGCCGCTTACCTGCATAAAGGCGTGGAGTTGACGCCGGATACTGATACGCTGCACGGCCTCATGTGACCGGATGTACTGCCCGGCCGACTGATTTACCGCCCATTTTTTCAGGTCAATATCATCCCGCAGCGCCTGTGTTTCCTCCGGTTCATAACGGGTGCAGGTCAGCTCCAGCTCTTTCAGCGCCATTTCAGCCCGCGCCAGTGCTGACTTGCTGCTCATCCAGTCCGATTTATTCTTCTGACAGGTTTCAAAGGCCTGTTCCAGTAGTGCTCGTGCCATTGTCTTTTCTCCTGAATCAGTGGCGCAGCGATGAGCGGGCGCAGTCCAGAATTCGGGGCGGTGTTTCTGGTGCTGTCTGCGGCGGTTCGGGCTTTTCTTCTGCCGGTGGCCGTATCACCTCGTCGATAGACTCGGTGGTGCGAAAAGTTGCGGAGCAAAAGACATTCACGCACTGGAGGTAGCTCTGTTTGACGTTATCCGACAGGTAACGGCTGGTACGGACATGGGCAGCCTGTTTGCAGTACGGACAGCGCATCATGACTTAACCCCCCGCGATTTTTTCTTCTGTACCAGCTCTTTAGCCCGCGCCATTCTGAGAACAGGGCTTTTAAAGAGCTTCATATCCACGCCGGTGAGTGCCGGACGGTGAAGCCCAATTTTTGAAATTACCGGCTCATGCTCCATGTTGAATGTGTAATACCTGCTTTGCGCCAGTACATTCTCCCCCAGCTCCTGAATGAGAACGTTGTGAGGGTGTTCTTCCCCCTTCATTTCGAGTTCACGCAGACGTAACGCAAATGCGCGCACCAGTGAGGGAGGGATGTCTTTCATCACGGTCGCCCACTCATTCCGGGAGTAGGCAGAGAACACCGTAAAATGCGTGCCGACGTACTTATCTCCTGATGTACAGGCGGACAGCATGGTACTGGCTTTATCGTCTTCCAGTTCGGCAATCAGGGCGGTGAATTCCTCCGCCAGCTCCCGACCGGCCACTCGCTGACTGTGTTCGGCTTTCAGTTCCGGGGTCATCATGCCGCGCAGTTCGCGAAAACGGGTACGCCAGTTCTGTTCGGCTTCGGCACTTTCATTCAGGGCGTTCTGACGCTCTTTCTCGCTGCGGGTAATGGCCGCATCAATATCATTCAGTTTCAGCATATTTTCCGTGTGTGCGGATTTAGCCTTGCTGAACGCCTCAAGCGCATTATTTATCGTGGCCTCTGCGTTCTGGTTTGCTTTCTCGTTAAGGGTATCCAGTGCGCTGTCAATGGCCGTGCGGATGTTCTCATCCTGCGTGCTGCCGATGGTTTTCATTACTGCGGTAAACAAATCTGGTTTCATCGTCGGGTTCTCTCTGTGTTTTCAACCTGACGCCATTCTGCCGTCCCTCAGACAACAACTCGATTCATTGCCGTTGTAGCAGACATGGCACAAACAGGACTTAAAAACCCGGCTGGCCAGAGAAAGGTCGCAGGTAAACCCCTCTCTCTGTTTGTTTTTTTACATATAACTATTCACTACTGTTCACTCAGTATAAAAATATAAGTAAAACAATAAATTAAAGAGTGAACAGTTGAGAGGGAAGTGTTCACCAACTGTTCACTACTGTTCACTGGTCTGAACATCCCGAATGTAAATTTTATGCGGCATATCCTATTAATTCATGCTGTTAGGGTGATTAAATCAATTTGCATTTCACTTTTGAAATCTCCAGTGCCTTATAACTCCTTCCAGTGCCTTTAAATGGTCTTGAGTAAAAAAACAGCGCCCGTTGTCCCGTGCTTTGTACAATTTCCCCCTGTTGCATTGAGAAAAAATATTCACAAAATAGAGCGCTACCTGATACCGGACGGACACGTCCGGATCTCTGCGGATATTAACGAGGTAGCATTATGCACACAGTTTCATCAGTACCATCGTCCCCCACCACCGCGCACCTGATGCCGGTTTCAGCCCCGGCTCAGGAACGTTTTTTACGTCTCCCGGAAGTCATTCATCAGTGCGGTCTGTCCCGCTCCACGCTCTACGATTTAATTGCCCGCAATGCTTTCCCGGCGCAGGTTTCCCTCGGGGGTAAAAATGTCGCCTGGCTACAGTCTGAAATCACGGCGTGGATGGCAGAACGTGTCGCGCACCGCAACCGGAAATACGACGCATGAATCAGAGCCATTCTCACAAAGCCCCTTTTTCTGGCTTGCATCCGTTGTGTGTTTCCTGGTACAGTTTTGTCGCTGTCGCAAAATCGACAGCCGGGATTTGCAGCCCGTGTAATTCACAGGCGACACGACACGCGCCTTGCGTGTTTTTTTACGTCGTAGCTCAGGCATACCCTTATTTTGGGCTGTGGTGTTTACACCGTGGTTCCAGTCAGATAATGGTGGTCCGGGCGGGGCAGCCTTCGGGCTGGCCGGTATTCTGTGAAGCCGGTACTGCAAACCCTGTTCGGGTCACCACCAATGAGATTTGCAGCTCCGGTGGTGGCGATAACCGCTATTCACAGGAGGTTGCCCCTATGGCTACGACCCTCACCCCGTCACACCCTCAGTTTGTCTTTGTGTTTGCCGCCGTCCGTCGCGCAGACCGTAAACCCCGTATCTGTATGCTCCGCACCGTTGCCCGTGACGAGCTGGCCGCCCGCCGCACCCTTGTCCGGGAATACGTGCTTTCCCTTGCCGCCCGTCTGCCGGTTGTGGAGGTGTCACATGCATAATAAAAACACCCCTCAGACCGTCTCAGCGCGTCGTGATGACCTTAACCCCATGCAGGAACACCTCAGCATAGAGGCGTACCATAAACTCAATCGCGCCAGCGCCGTCTCACAGTTCGTGGGAGGAGATTTGCTGCGCCGTGAACTGAACGGTTTACACCAGCTATACCTGCCGCAGATTTTTAGTTATATCCATGAGGACGTCAGCTACGTCCTGGAAGAGCTGAAAGCCAAAGGCCTGTGCCGTGACTTTCTCACCACGACGTCGGGAAACGGAGGTGAGCACCATGTTTGATTTCCCTCAGCCGGGTGAAATATATCGCTGTACAGGATTTCCTGATGTGGTGGTGTCGGGCGTGCTGGCCGACGGGATTCCGTGGGATATGCCGTACCGCTGTCCGGGGCTGGTCTGGAACCCGTACCGGCGCACCTACACCATCCTCATTCGTATTATTGCCGGTGGCCGTATGGCAGAAATTCCGCTCAGTCGTTTTTTGCGGGACTTTACCTGTGAGCATCCCGATGTATTTAAGCGCAACCCTGAAAACCGCCATGCCGTATTACGCGAAATAGCGGCCGACCCGGCATTACAGCAATACCGGGCGCGGAATATCGATAACTATCCTGATGATATTCCCCCGGTTAAACGCCCGGCGCCGGTGGCGCATAAATGGCGGAATAATTTCAGGCCGGAAACGGAAATAAAACCGGATAACAGCTACCGCCATTATCTGTAATTAAAAACGACACCCAAAAATAAAATGTGCGTATCTGCGCAGGGATACGCACGTCCTCAGGAGACGAAATAATGCCTGTTAACAGTACGGAACGGCCGCAGAATATAAACCAGCCCACCATCAGCCGGGCAGACCTTGAATGTCTCGAACATCTTCGCAATGTCGGCCAGCTCGTCGGCGACCTGATGCTGGTGCAGGACTGCACCACCGCACGCCACAATCCGGCGCAGCCGCTACAGCTCACCTCGGTGATTTACCTCATGACTGCCCGGCTCGACGGCGTGGTCGACCGCTGCAATCAGCGCTGGCTGACCGGGGAGGGCAACGTATGAAAAAGCCATTAACGCCCGTCTTACGCGCCGCGCTCTATCGCCGGGCGGTCGCCTGTGCCTGGCTGACCCTGTGCGAACGTCAGCACCGCTACCCGCAGCTTACGCTCAGTACGCTGGAAAGCGCCATTGCCGCCGAGCTGGAGGGTTTTTATCTGCGCCAGCACGGCGAGGAAAAAGGCCGCCAGATTGCCTGTGCCCTGCTCGAAGATTTAATGGAAGCCGGACCACTGAAAGCCGCGCCGTCGCTGTCCTTTCTCGGGCTGGCCGTGATGGATGAACTCTGCACCCGCCATATCACCGCACCGGCACTGCACTGAGGGAGAAAATAACGATGAAAATGAACGTAACGGACACCGTAAAACAGGCGTGCGGCCACTGGCCACGCATTCTCCCTGCGCTGGGTGTGAAGGTGATTAAAAACCGCCATCAGTCCTGCCCGGTATGCGGCGGCTCCGACCGCTTTCGCTTTGACGATAAAGAGGGGCGCGGGACGTGGTTCTGCAATCAGTGCGGCGCGGGTGACGGCCTGAAACTGGTTGAGAAAGTGTTCGGCGTGACCCCGTCAGAGGCCGCCGGGAAGGTGAATGCCGTGACCGGCAACCTGCCGCCGGTTGTCCCGGAAGTGACTGCGGCCGCAGAGGCCGAAACTGAGGCCGACCGCAAGGCTGCGACCGCGCTGGCGGTCAGGCTCATGGAGAAAACCCGACCGGCCACCGGCAACGCCTACCTCACCCGCAAGGGCTTCCCCGGCCGGGAATGTCCGGTACTGACGGTCATGCACAAAACCGGCGGCGTGACGTACCGCGCCGGAGATGTGGTTGTCCCGCTTTATGACGATAGCGGCGCACTGGTTAACGTCCAGCTCATTAACGCTGACGGTCTCAAGCGCACCCTGAAAGGCGGTCAGGTCAAAGGGGCGTGTCATATTCTCGACGGGAAAAAAGAGGCGGGAAAACGGCTGTGGATAGCAGAGGGCTATGCGACCGCGCTCACCGTGCATCACCTGACCGGGGAAACCGTCATGGTGGCGCTGTCGTCGGTGAACCTCCTTTCTCTGGCGAGCCTTGCCCGTCACAAATATCCGGCCTGCCGGATTGTGCTGGCCGCCGACCGTGACCTTAACGGCGACGGCCAGACCAAAGCGTCTGTGGCCGCAGAGTCCTGCGAGGGCGTGGTCGCCCTGCCACCGGTGTTCGGTGACTGGAATGATGCGTATACACAGCACGGCGGGGATGCCACGTGTAAAGCCATGTATGACGCCATCCGGCCACCGGCTGACAGCCCGTTCAGCACCATGAGCGAGGCGGAATTTACCGCCATGAGTACCAGTGAGAAAGCCATGCGGGTGCATGAGCATTACGGCGAAGCGCTGGCGGTGGATGCGAACGGGCAGCTCCTGTCCCGCTATGAGGCGGGAATATGGAAAATCATCCCGCCGTCGGACTTTGCGCGCGACGTGGCCGGGCTGTTCCAGCGTCTGCGCGCCCCGTTCTCATCGGGGAAAATTGCCTCGGTGGTGGACACCCTGAAACTGATTATTCCGCAGCAGGACGCCCCGGCGCGCCGCCTGATAGGTTTCCGCAACGGCGTACTCGATACCAGTACCGGTATATTCAGCCCACACAGTAAAACGCACTGGCTGCGCACGCTGTGTGATGTGGATTTTACCCCGCCGGTGGAGGGGGAAACGCTGGAGACGCACGCGCCGAATTTCTGGCGCTGGCTCGACCGCGCCGCCGGTTCGCGCGCCGATAAACGGGACGTGATACTCGCCGCGCTGTTTATGGTGCTGGCGAACCGCTACGACTGGCAGCTCTTCCTTGAAGTGACCGGTCCCGGCGGCAGCGGGAAAAGTATTCTGGCCGAAATTGCGACCATGCTCGCCGGGGAAGATAACGCCACGTCGGCGACCATCGAGACGCTGGAGTCGCCCCGCGAGCGCGCGGCGCTGATTGGTTTCTCGCTGATACGTCTGCCTGACCAGGAGAAATGGAGCGGTGACGGGGCAGGACTCAAGGCCATCACCGGCGGGGATGCGGTCTCCGTCGACCCGAAATACCGCGATGCATACTCCACCCATATTCCGGCGGTGATTCTGGCCGTAAACAACAATCCGATGCGCTTCACCGACCGCAGCGGCGGGGTGTCGCGTCGCCGGGTGATTATGCACTTCCCGGAACAGATTGCCCCGGAAGAGCGTGACCCGAAGCTGAAAGATAAAATCGCCCGGGAGCTGGCCGTCATCGTGCGCCAGCTTATGCAGACGTTCAGCGACCCGATGACCGCGCGTACACTGCTCCAGTCACAGCAGAACTCCGACGAGGCACTCAGCATCAAACGCGACGCCGACCCGACATTTGATTTTTGTGGCTATCTGGAGGCACTGCCCGAGCCTGACGGTATGTATATGGGGAATGCGAATATCATCCCGCGACAGCCGCGCCTGTACCTGTATCACGCCTATCTGGTTTACATGGAGGCGCACGGCTACAAGAACACACTCAGCCTGACCATGTTCGGCAAAGGGCTGTCATCGATGCTGAAAGAGTACGGACTGAATTACGCCAGGCGGCGAACAAATCAGGGGATGCAGACGAACCTTGCGCTCAGGGAGGAAAGCAACGCCGACTGGCTGCCCCGGTGCGATGAAACCACCGCGACATAACCTACCCGGACCGGCATGAGCCGGTCTTTTTTTACCTGAAATCCCGGAAAGTGAACAGTAAAGTGTTCACTGTTCACGGACTGTTCACTGCGTATAACATTGAAATTAAAGACAAATAATGGCGAGTGAACAGTGTGAACAGTTTTCCGTAAAAAAAGTTTTTTTCGTAGTTTGAGCTTGTGCGAAAAATGAGCACATCCGCTCATGTGTATAGCCATGTGTATATTATTGATGTGTTATATATTTTTAAAGCAATAAAAACATGATGTTACGTGTGTTTTTTGACTCCTGTGATCTCCGCCAAAATCCTATAACTCTTATGTTAGTTTCCGTAGTAAACCCTAAGGCCCCTACTTACAATAAAACCTTGGCGTAATTTTAAATAATTCGCTCTTAACCAAGATTTGCTCAGGACAGATAATGGATATAATCATTCACACCCTTGATGCTAGGGGAAACGTTATGCTTGAAGTGATGCGGGATTACTTCAATTTATCACCAAAACAAATGCGTAATGAAATAATTAACGAAAGAAAAATTGTTGAACACTACCTTGATAAAAAGGGAATAATTTATAACAATCTCAAAAACGCCTTAACACCAGACAAAAAGAAAAAAGAAATTGCGTTAGTTTTTGATACTTTACAAATAGACAGTGATTGGTATGGCTACGATGTATTTAATAGACTCATACCTATTTTAAGAAAAGAAAGCAGTCACAGCATATTAGCAGGGGACTACTTAGGCTCAAATTTCCCTCAATCAACATTATGTGAATCTCTACTTGAAAATATAAAAACAAGACATTCCTCAGAGTATAAATATAGTTCACAGTATTACATTATATATATAAATAACTTAACTGATGAGATGTTTAATAGATTAGATGAAGGATTGATGAATTATGCGCCATATGTGGGATTCACTGACATGTCGCATACTTCAAAATTAAAAACAATACTATCTACCATGCTAGTAAATTGTTTTGTAAAGTATCAAGACATTATAATACAAGGCCATGAGCCAGATCGTGATAATTCAGAAAACATAAATACATATGGTTATCCATTTGAAAAATACGGATTAAAATGCGTAAGTATTAGCTCCGACCTTTTTGGCGTTTTTCTATCATACAAAATAGAGAGACCCGTTGTTGATGGCTTCAAGGAGGATACTTACTTCGCTCTGAATGCAATACATCTAAATATTTGTGAATTAGACTCATTGACTATCCTTATTGAGGATGCAAAGCTGAAATATATCCAAAACGCAAAAGAAGGATGCTTAGAAGCTGCAAGGATAAAAAACATAACCTCTCAAGAATTGGAAGATGAAATAAAAAAAAGAATAAACTCAAGCTATATTTACTCTATGTCATACAATGAAAAATTTAACGTTGCAAAATTCAACATCATGTTGGAATTTAACAATAATAGGAAAAAAATTAAACTATTAGCTGCGATGGAATATATGCCACAGTCTAAGAAATTAAGGTTAATCACATTATTTTAAATATAATTGTACATGAAATAATTATTTACCATAATTCCCCTAACGATCTATTGAGCTTGTCAATAAATTAATACTCATGCTTCAATCTCATTTGACAAGCCTCCTTCACCCACTTACTAAAATTCCCTTTCCCCGCAGCCTTCTCGATCTGTTCCAACAGCTCATCCTCAAAACGGATGTTCTTCATGGTGCTTTTAGTGCGGTCAAAATTTGGTTTCTTTTTTTCTTGCATGGTAGGTACCACATAGGTTAGTTTATACACATGTGGTACCTACCACACGGAATCTAAAATCAAGCAACGCCCAACAGTGCTGTCACACCAAAGGGCGTCTAACCTCACCAACTATCAAGGAGTTGATTATGGCTGATTCGCATTCTACCCCAGACACCGACCAATCTGGAACCGAGCGTTCGTTAATTGTGGGATACCGCCCGAATGTTTTCGACAAATCCACGCCCAAAATCATTCTTTCCGGCAAGTGGCTACGTGAAGCGGGGTTTGATACCGGGCAACAGATTACCGTAAAAGTGATGAATGGCTGTATCGTCCTGATGGTCTATGGCGAGCAGGAACAACGGCTGCAGGATGAGCTGCAAGAAGCAAATCAGAAGTTAAAAAGAATTGAGAGCACGCTGGCGACTCTCCAGTAACGTATAACTGAACCTGTAAGCGTTAATTACAGATTTACCAGATGCCGGATGTCGCTAACGCTTATCCGGCCTACTTTCAAAATGAATCACTCTTCCATAACCAATCATCCTAATTATATATGGCTATTTTAAATTTAACCGTGGAATGATTTATTTATTTTTCTCTCTTAATAATGTCTTCACTATTGCAAACCAATCGTAAAAACCCTCATATATTATTTTTCAACAAAATGAGTTATTAAAATGGCAATTACTGTTTATCTCTGGCTCATAGACGTCAGAGGTAAAGATAAGCTATGGTAAGTGATGATGATGTCATCGCCTGGTACGATGAAACATTTAATAAACCCAGCTTCTTCTTTAAAAAGCGTTGGCCAGTCACTCTCGATACCAGCCTTTCAACGGGAGATCATGTGTGGGCCAGTGAAACGGGTGCAGACATCATGGATGCCTACTTTGCAACTTTCAATGTTGATTGTTCCAATTTCGATTTCTATAAATATTGGCCTATTGAGACATTCATTCTTTATGCAATTTTTACCTGTAGCAAAGATGACGATGAGCCGCAGCCATTAACACTCCGCATGCTGGCTGAGTCTGCAAAAGCAGGTAAATGGCTTTATGACTGA